TATGTTGTACATACATGTATTTAACATAAATAACAATATAGGAGAGCAAACAATGGCAGCGAATGGTATATCAACTTTAGCACTTAAAAAGACTAGACAAGACACTAAATTAGCCAAAGCAGAAGCAAAACGTCAAGGCAAATCAGTTGCAGCTGACGGAACCATCTCTGGCAGTGTTGATACTGGCGCTGTATCATATAGAGCTCTTAACACATTGAATCTTGGCAGATTGCCTACAAGATATAATGCTTCAGATAACAATGGTGCACTTACTGACTCTGCTGGTGTTCCAGTTGCTAGTCGTCCTTGGTCATAAACTTACCCTTTTTTAATAAATACGTATATAACTAATTAGGAGCGATAACGTTATGTATGAGTATAGAGCCACGATCGTTAAGATTGTAGATGGCGACACTGTTGATGTAGATATTGATCTAGGCTTTGGTGTTGTTTTAAAAGATGAAAGGGTACGTGTTATGGGAATTGATACACCAGAAAGTCGTACAAGAGATAAGGTAGAAAAGAAGTTTGGACTTGCTGCAAAGGCAAGACTAAAAGAGCTTCTAGGTAAGACAACTGTTTTGAAAACTCAGATTAATAGAAACGGTGAGGACATGAAAGGCAAGTTCGGTCGTATCTTGGGTGACTTTTCTACAGAAGACGGACGCATGATAACCGATATCATGGTAGAAGAAGGACATGCTGTAGCATACTTTGGTGGTAGCAAAGAAGAGATACAACTGAAGCATATGGCTAACAGAGAGAAATTACTCCGTGAAGGGGTAGTTGTTTTATAAGGAGAAAGTACATGTTTAGATTAATTGCACTGTTATCACTAGTAATAGGTTTATGGGTAGTTCCTGCAACTGCAACTGGCGGAGTAATAGGAGCTCTTAATACTAACACTACCGAAGAGCCAGCACCAACACCACCAGGCCTACCGATGCCACCACAAGGACAATATCAAACTTTACCTATAATGATTGACTGCGGCCGCTATGAAGATGTAGTAAGCATCATCATTAAAGCAGGCGAGCAACCTTTCGCAGCAGGTAAGATATTATTTAAAATTCCAGATGGTAGAGCAATAGAAGCAATATTAGAAATGTGGGCTAATCCGGAAACAAGAACTTTTACAAGCGTTCTTAAAGTAACTGATGAATATGCCTGTTTAGTATTTCCAGGAAAAGAATTTATGGGTGCGCCACAACAGGGATTAACATTATAAATAAAAACATAGGAGCGAAATATGTTATCAGGAAAGTTAAAGAAAGGAATAGCAGAACTTACATTCAATCAAAGAAGTTTATTATTTGCTGAGCTATCAGCAATTGCATACTTAGATCCAAAAGATGCAACAGCACAAGCAAAAGAGCTAGGCTTTACAACAGTAGAGTTTTATGATATCGACGGTGCTCAGGCTTATCGCTTTATGAATAAACACGATATGGTTATTGCATGTCGTGGAACACAGCCAACAGAATACAACGATATTAAAGCAGACTTAAACGCTCTTCCTATTATTTCTGAAACAGTTTCTAGAGTACACAGAGGATTTAAAACAGAAGTAGACGAACTTTGGCCACATGTGAAAGAGGACATGGACCGTAAAGTTAATCTAAAGAAACAGCATTGGTTCTGTGGACATTCATTAGGTGCTGCAATGGCAACTATAATGGCTTCAAGATGTAAGCATAGTCCAGAACTAAGCGATCCTGTTGAACTTTACACATATGGTTCACCTAGAGTTGGATGGTCAGCATACTGCAACAGTTTAAATATTGACCATCATAGATTTGTAAACAACAACGACATAGTTACAACAGTACCACTATCAATAATGGGTTTCAAACATCATGGTACTTGTCATTACTTTAATTCATGGGGTAACCTACGTAAACTTTCGTTCTGGCAAAGAACAAAAGATAAGTTCCGTGGAATGTGGAGAGGACTAAAAGCATTTAAAATAGATAACTTCTCGGATCATTCTATGGCAGAGTACATTGCACATTGTGATAAATTAGTAAAAGGAATGGAAACACCGCAAGTTTAACAAAAGGAGTTGGATGTCGTTCTTAGTCCATAACTTACCGCCGCAAGAAGTATTTGTTAAAAAGGAATACTTATATGATCTACAAAAAGGTCATGGGGAACTCACGCCTGGGGTATGGATTTCAATTAGAAGTATAATGGGCAAAGCACTATATTTTGAAACACTCCTAACTGAGTACGGTGCATTGTACGATAAACTTCCTATATCAGCATTTGTTTGGAAAGAAGATTACGATAAAGATAATCAACTTGATCTTGATACATTACAAATATGGGATTGCTTTGATTATGATATCACACTAATTAAAAAGCCTATGCTATCTAACTGCGAGTTCTTTGGCAAAGATAAGAAAATGCACAAAGGCGATTACATGTTTACACTTGATACATGTCATGCACAACACTCAACACTTGATATTAATTTTAGCGAACACGATCCTGAACATAAAACATTTAACGTTATTAAGTTAGACAACGGACAGTTTGCAGCACAACCAAACAACAGAGTAATATTTACAGATCAAAGTCTAGTTCACCCGGAGCGTAAAATGCCAGACTTTAAAGTGTGTACACAAAACTACACAGTTGAGAACACACCTAAGTGGTCAGTAGGACATACTGACGAATGGCAATACAAAACGAAAGACGAAGAAAGTGGAAGATGACGAGAAAGAAGCCTATAGACTTTTTTGGTTAGTCAAAGGGCATTTAAATACCTCACACGAAACTATAATATCATCATACGATGGTTACTTTAAAAGACTATGGGGTAACTGTGAACGTGCTGAATACGGTATGGAAGGCTTCGAAGAAGCATATAAAAAGAAAAGGGGTTGACTTCTTTTTAAATTGGTGCTATAATATAGGTACAATAGAAAAGGAGTTATATGAAATTGCGAGATAATAAAGTAATCTTAGTAGATGCAGACGGTGTCTTACTCGATTGGGAATGGGCATTTAATGTATGGATGGGCGAACAAGGTTTCGAAAGAATTGAAGGGTCGCAGTTCATTTATGATATAGGTGAGCGATACGGTATTCCAACAACACAATCAAAAAAACTTGTTAACATATTTAATAACAGTGCATGGATTGGATTTCTTCCAGGACTGAGAGATGCACAGTTTTATGTTAAGAAACTACACGAAGAATATGGATTTACATTCCATTTAATTACTTCACTATCCTTAGATAAAAATGCACAGAAACTAAGAACAATGAATATAGATAAGTTGTTTGGAACAACAGCATTTACAAAATATGTATACTTAGGAACTGGTGCAGACAAAGACGATGCACTTAAAAAGTATAAAGGCACAGGACTATATTGGGTTGAAGATAAACCTAAGAACTGTGAAGCAGGACTTGAACAAGGACTTAAACCTTTACTGATCGAACACGGCCATAACATGGATTACAGACATGACGGTATTACTACAGTTAAGAACTGGAGACATATACACGATTTAGTAACTCATCCATAAGTACGTAGTAATATAACTATATTCTTATAAGGCCCCACAAAAACATCTTTATCTATAAATAATATTAAGCACTTGACATTTAGTGTGTCAAGTGTTACTATGTTAATACATTGTGTGATTAATAACCGCCGATAAGGCAGGAGGCATACAATGAATAAACTTCTCGTAAACATAAGGTACTTCATTGCGCCATTGTTGATACTTGTTACACTCGTCGGAGTGTTAGCAGGTGGAGCGTGGGCATGGACAGGTGTAGGCTTATTGGGAGTAGGCATTATACTTGACACTCTTATCAATGTTCAAACTCGTGGAGCAGTTGATGAGAACGGAGAGACCTTGGGAATCCCCTGGTTACAGAATACAGTAATGTATTTGATGTTACCGGTCTTTGTTGCACTTCAGTTGGCACTAGCATATCAGATCTATAATGGTATGGCAGGTGCAGAACTATTAGGTGCTGTGTTATCAACAGGTATATTTGCAGGCATAGGTATAATCTATGGGCATGAACTATCTCACACCAAAGGCATTGCATTCGTAATAAGCCGTTGGATGATGGGACTATCAGGTTCAGCACATTTCTGTTATGCTCATGTGTACAATCATCACTTGGAATTAGCAAGTGAAGACGATCCTGCAACAGCACCTAGAGGACGTGATATCTATTCACACTATATCAAATCACACTTAGGACAATCTAAGTTCTTGTTTGAAATGGAGAGAGGTAGATTGAAACGTTTAGGTAAACCTTTCTTGTCCGTAGGTAATAGATGGATAAGAGGTTACATGATGAGTGTACCTACACTTGCATTGTTCTTCTTTGCAGGTGGTTGGTTAGGTGTCGCATGTATCGGACTTGTTTGGTTAATATCAAACTTCGAACTTGAAGCACTTAACTATCTAGAACACTATGGTTTAATTCGTGTTAAAAGCGAACCAATAGACTATAGACATTCCTGGGATAACTCAACATTATTCACAAGCTGGTTCTTCATAGAGATTGGTCGCCAGGCTGATCATCATGACAGAGGTGAGACACACTTCTGGGAACTAGATGAAGTAGGTGCGCCTAACACAGGTGTAGGTTACTTTACACTCTTTGCGTTAGCACTGATACCTCCTGTGTTTAATAGCTTTATGAAAAAGCATTTAGACAATTGGGATAAAAACTTTGCAACCGAAGCAGAAAGAGAAATAGCAAAAACATTTGCGTAATCTTTGGGGGTGTCGGCAACGGCACCCTTTTTTCTTGACAAGACTTTCTTTTAGTGTTACATTATAAATAATGATGGAACAATTAAGTTTCTGGCAGGCAACGTTGAGCCTGCTCTTATTATGTGAGCGCCGTGGTAAAAGCGGCAAGCAGAGGAGATAATAAATGGACGCACTCACCCTATGGATGGGGATAGGATTCTTATTTGCAGCCTATTCAGTAATAGCAAATGATTCAGTACAGACTTTAGGTACATGGATTGCATCAAATAACGATAAATTTAACTGGAAAACTATGTGGGGAGCGGCAAGTGTAGTCTTGCTATATACCCTATGGTATGGTTGGTACATGAACGGTGGAGACATCAGCTATGGACGACTTAATAAAATACCATTCCAAGAGATACAATGGTATCATGCGGCAGCACCAGGATTACTATTAATACTTACACGGATAGGAGTACCAGTTAGTACTTCTTTTTTAGTATTAAGTGCCTTTGCAAGTACGTTTGTACTAGAAAAGATGCTTATGAAAAGCATGATGGGTTATGCTGTGGCGGCTGTGGCAGCATATGTTATTTGGATAGGAGTTACTAAACTCTTAGACGAAGCAAAGCCTGTCAAAGAAGAACACAAGAATCGTTGGCGCATAGCACAATGGTTCACAACAGGCTTCTTATGGTTCACTTGGCTGAGTCATGACATGGCGAACATTGCAGTGTTCCTACCTAGAGAGATACCCTGGGACCTTATGGTATTAGTAAGTCTTGTATTTGTATTTGGCTTAGGATATATGTTCCGTGAAGGCGGAGGTAAGATACAAAATATTGTAATTGAAAAGCACAACACAAGATATGTTCGTAGTGCTACAATTATTGATGGTGTGTATTGGTTGTGCTTATGGTTCTTCAAAGAGCTCAATGATATTCCAATGTCAACAACATGGGTGTTTGTAGGACTACTATGTGGTAGAGAACTTGCTATGGCAACTATGACAGGCAAGGAAAAGTTCAAGACAGTGTTTCCGTTGGTCACTAAAGACTTCTTCAAGATGATGATAGGCCTAGGTGCATCAGTTGGAGTAGTATTGATGATACACTATGTAATTGTACCAAATGGATATTAATGGAAAACAATAATCAAATAAAAGAGTTTTACCCATACACTTGGGTAAAACCTAAATACCAACAATCAGCACAAGACTGCTTCAATGAGATAGATTCGTATCTTAGTTTTCATCCTCCTAAACGTATATTAGATATCGGTTGCGGCTATGCATATGTTAGTGAGCAGTTTCAGAAGAAGTACGGAACCGAACTATGGCTGCTTGAAGGAGACTTTCAAACTACTATTGACAGACCGCGAAAAGCAACATGGGGTGAAGTAGAAGACTTTAAGTTTTATCTTCCAGTTGCAGACTTAAAAGAATATTGGAATTCGAGAGGAATCAAATATAACTTTGTTGATGCTAACAATATAAACATACCCGAAGGTATGACATTTGATCTAGTTAGTAGTTGGCTAAGTTGTGGCTTTCACTACCCTGCTAAGACTTATAAAAGTTTAGTAGAAAAACATACAACCAGTGATAGTAAAGTTATCTTTGATTTTAGAACAAAGACACTACTTAATCAACAAAGCCAAGACATAAAAGTTATACACAATTTCAACCCAAGTGGAGGAAAAAGATCACGAGTTCACTTTAATTTTTCTTGACTTAAAGAACTTTTTGTAATATTATATAAGTACAACATAACACCAAGAAAGGACTACATTTGAAAATGAAAATTATCTCAGGAAACGCTAACAAACCATTAGCACAAGAGATTGCAGAACAATGTTTTGCTACCCTCGTCCCCGCAAATATTTCAACTTTCGCAGATGGAGAATCAAACGTAGAGTTTTTAGAAAACGTTAGAGGCGAAGATGTTTTTATTATTCAAAGTACAAGCACACCAGTAAACGATAGTCTTATGGAACTGATGGTTATGATTGATGCAGCACGTAGATCAAGTGCTAGTCGTATTACAGCAGTTATTCCATACTATGGTTATGCTAGGCAAGATCGTAAGAGCGCAAGTCGTACTCCTATTACTGCTAAGTTAGTTGCTAACTTAATTACAACAGCTGGTGCAGACAGAATACTTACAATGGATTTACATGCAGGACAGATACAAGGTTTCTTTGACATCCCAGTGGATGATTTAACAAGCCGTGTAGTATTTGCTAAAGACATTAAACGCACAATAGGTATCATTGACGACCCTGAAGTTAATCAACAAGGAACAGTATTTGTATCGCCAGACGCAGGTGGTGCAGTTAGAGCTCGTAAGTTTGCAGACATGTTTACAGGCGACATTGCTATTGTAGATAAAATGCGACCTGAAGCAGGTAAGTCAGAAGTAATGAATATCATTGGTGATGTTAAAGGCAAACATGCTATCCTAGTAGATGATATCGTTGACTCAGGTGGAACATTATGTAAGGCAGCACAAGCAATTATGAAAGCTGGTGCATTGAGTGTTAGAGCATATATTACTCATGGTGTACTATCAGAAGATGCATGTCAAAAAGTTGAGAAGAGTGTACTCGATGAACTAGTTGTTACTAATACTATTATAAATCGTTGCCCTAAGGGTTGTAAGAAAACACGTCAAGTAAGTGTTGCTCCATTACTTGGAGAAGCAATGCGTAGAATAACTAATGAAGAATCAGTTAGCAGTCTTTTTGTTTAAGTAATTCCCTAGCACCGTAAGTAATCATATAAGAAGCACCAGCACGTTTAAAAACATCATGTGTTTCTTTTAACATCTCAGGAACTAACCAACCATTACGTTGTAGACCAATGTACTCGCCGCTTGTTTGATAAACACCTACAGGAACAGAATATCCTGTTGCTTCCTTAATAGGCCTAATAAGATCAATACTGGTCATACCTGGCTTTACCATTAACATATCAGCACCGTCTCTGTGATATTTTTGACTACGACAAATTGCAAGTTCTCTGTCATTTACATCTAATTGATAACTTCTGTGTATTCCTTTTTCAACACCAATAGTTTGTCTAAACCCATCATAGAAAGTTGATCTAAACTTTGTTGAATAGCTCATTACTTTTGCTTTTAGATTTTCTTTAAGTACTAACACAGTTTGGTCTTGACAGTCACTAGGTGCTAATACATCTGCTCCTGCTTTGTGTACAACAGTTGCTTGTTGAAGTAGTTGATCGTACGTTTTATTCATGTCCTCAGGATAGCAACAATGCCCATCTAGCGTAGTAGAACACAAACATATATCAACATGCAAGTTTACTTTATCTCCGTGTACTGCTTTAATTTCGCTAACAACACGCTTGTTTAATTCCCAATCAGGAGAGTCTGTTCTGTCTGGCATAACAAATATTAAGATGTCTTTGACACCTAGCATGATATCCCTACCAATAGTATCTATTGCACCTTTAACTGACCAAGGGTGGTTATCATTACCAAGTACAGATTGCTTAGTTGCCTTTATCCAATCATCACCGTTAGTCTGATTGTTAATAAAGTAAGGTTGTATCAGCCTCATTCAAATCTTTCCCTAACCATGTCTACAAATAGTTTTACGTTGTCCTCTGGTGTCTCTTTATGTATGCCATGTCCTAGTCCGCATATCCAACCAGTTCTATCAATACGCTCCATGCTGTCAAGCCATTCCGATATTTCTTTCTTTAGGTATAGCCCAGGTGTCATCATTAACTTCTCATCGAAGTTGCCTTGTATAAATCCATCTTGATATTTCTTAAACGTTCTGTGTATATCAACTGCACTATCAATACCTAATCCTGCCCAACCCATTCTATACAGTGTAGGTAAACACTTATGATTTAGATGTTGTGTATAGTATCCTGTATCAGAATCTATTAGTGGTTGTAATAGATTAACGTAATGTGTTTTAAAGAAAGACTCACTCATGTTAGCCACACCACTATCAAGTATCATAACTTTCTCTGCACCTGCTTCTAGTTGTAAATGTATGTTACGTGATAGCACAGGAACAATTACTTCTTCCATGTACGCTGCTTTCCATTTTAAATCCATGTTAGGTTTTTTACCTGTAGCATAATTTAACAATGTCCATGGGCCGCCTACAAATCCTATTAGGCTTTTTGATTTATGTAGTTTCTCTCTAGTTGCAGAAACAGCAGCTTTCTGAAAGTGCATGTGTTCTACTGCACGTGAAACGTTCTTATGATCTTTATAGTTGTCTTCGTTGATGTACCATTCAAACTGTGGACCTGGTGCAAACTTTAAAGGCACACCTAGTCCTTCAATAGGAAATAGTATGTCGCTAAACAGTATTGCAATATCAAAATCAAATTGATCAATTGGTAGCATTGCTACATCAGCAGCCACCCTAGGTAACTTACACATTTGTTCAAAGGTAAACTTCTCTTTCATCTCCATATAAGGTTGCTGATATCTTCCAGCTTGTCTCATCATCCATATCGGAGGGCAAGACTGTTCTACCCTATTGCAGGCATTTTCAAATTTTTCATTCATATAAGTTTCGTTCCTAGTTGTTCGCCAAGTTCTAGATAGTTTTCTTTCTTACCTATTACTTCACTGTACTTATCTGTTTCGAAGTTGTGAGCTCTAATCATTAAACAGTCACCAACAACACTAGATATACAACCAACCGCAGTATGACAGTCTCCGTCTATAACTTCAAGCATCTTACGTTCAGCCATTGCTCCTTTATACGTGTCTGCATCAGACGAACTGTTTAACAAATAACTTGCGGAACTTTTCTTTCTTGTTTGTAATGCTATAACACCTTGACCAACTGCTGGTAACATTTCGTCAAAGTTAAATATCTTTGTTATCTTATGTTCTAATCCTAATGCTTCTAGTCCTGCAACAGCAAGTACAATAGCATCATACTGTCCGCTTTCTACTTTAGAAATACGTGTGTCAATATTTCCTCTAATAGAAACTATCTCTGCATCTGGATATAATCTTTTTAGTTGTGCAATTCTGCGAGGACTACCTGTTCCTATCTTTGCACCTAATTTTGTAGGATCACCTATTACACAATCTCTAGGATCGCTACGATCTAGTACTGCTGATATCTCAAGAACATCATCTGAGTCTCTTGGTAAATCTTTTAAACTATGAACAGCAATATCAATTTCGTTATCTAATAACTTCTGCTCAATGGCCTTACAAAATACTCCCTTGCCGCCCATTTCTAATATAGGCGTGTCTGGATTAATTTCTGCTTCTGTTTTTATCGTAACAATCTCTGGGTCACTTATTAGAGCCGCTGCTCTACTTGCATACTGCAATGCTAGTTTACTTCCTCTAACGCCTATCTTCATTTCTAACCTTCCTTATGACCCAAGCAATGAATGCTAAGATAGCAGCAGTTAATGCACCTATCCCAATGTTCACGGCCAACTCACATCTGGCGGTAAGCTCATTAAGATTGCTTCCATGTTACCACCTGTTTTAAAACCAAACTTAGTTCCACGATCATATAATAAGTTGAACTCTACATATCGTCCACGTTTGATCTTTTGTATATCTTTATGCTCGTCTGTGTAGTTGTTGTTCATATAGTTAATTGCAGTTGTTCTCATTACATCTGCAAACTTAATGCCCATACGTTCTACAAATTTAAAGTCCATGTCCTCTGGTGAATAGTATTCAAAGAACAAACCTCCGATACCTCTTGTTTCTTTTCTGTGTGGCAAGTAAAAGTATTCATCACATGCTTTACTAAACTTATCGTACCAAGTTGTATCATATAAATCACAAATCTTTTTAAGCTCTTGGTGATACTTTACTTTAAACTTCTCGTCATCTAAGCAAGGAGTTAGATCCATACCACCACCAAACCATTCTTTGTCGTGTGTCTTAAGGTATCTTGTGTTGAAGTGCATTGCTGGTACCCAAGGATTAGTAGGGTGCAATACTACACTTATACCTGTGGCATAGTACTCTCTATTCTCATCAGTTGTGCCTGGAATCTCTTTTGCAAATTTTGGATCAAACTCTCCAGTAACACACGAGTAATTTACTGTACCTTTTTCAAATACGTTTCCACGTATAACTTTGTGTGTTTGAGTCCATCCCTCTCTGCTTGAATGTCCACCTTGGTCCATTTTAATAGGATCTTTGGGTGTAAATCTAGCTTCTACTTCATTGATGTTATCTTCTATAATTTGCGCAAGTTGTGCAAACCATTCAGTATACAATGTGTTCATGGCAGTATTTAAGTTGCACTCAAAAAGAAAGGCAGCAACCTGGCTACCTTTCTCCCCTTCAAATGTAATGTTCCTTAATCTTTTGGCTATGCCGTTTTTTGTATCTTCATCCTGATTTCAGGAAACTATATTTGTGTATTTTTTACTTTGAGGTTCCTGTTACGAATTTATAAAACTCCTCGGCTGTTTCTAAAACTTCTTTAGAACCTGGAATTTCTGGCATATCGACTTTGTTAAGTACTTGTCCAGTTTTTTCGTCACGCTTTGCAGATACTTCCCAACCCATCCACTTGTTTGAATATTCAAACTCTGTAAATGCTTTGGCCATGTCTAGCACTTCTGTGCGAATTTCGTAACCGTTTTTATTGAATTGCACTTTAGGCAGTGCGTCCTTGATTTTGTCTAATGACATTTTACTTCTCCTTGTGTGTGTTGTGTGTTATGCTACATTAATAATGTAACACTATTATTTACCTTTGTCAACGCACTTAATGATTTTTCTTTTCCAAACACCTGCGTTGTAGGTGCCGCAAACCATTTATGCTATGTTTGCTCTCAGAAGCACACACCTAAATATTACACTGACTTCAACGCTTGAGTGTTGTCAGGAAACAAGAAGGAGATAACCAATATGGAAATCTTAAATAAAGTAAAGGGTTGGGCGAGTGCAATTACCGAAGTAGGTGTTTCACTTATTTCATTAGCAATCGTTCTTGAAATCCTATTCAACGGACAGAACATTCCGTTCTGGCCAAACATCAGCGTAGTAGACAACATTACTGGAATGATAACAGCGTTATCAGCACAGGGCTTAGTTGGGTTAGTAGCTGTATGGGTGTTATATCATATCTATAATCGCAAATAAAAATATTTCATAACACAAAGAAGTTATGGCAGAGCCGTCTTGGCGGACAGCTCTGTCATTTTTTATTTTACTTTCAAATTCGATGGATTATATTGTTCACCATTATAACCTGGATATGTTTTATCTTCAACTCCAAAGTTACAACTAGCAACAATTAATAAAAATGCAATAGCGGTATAAGTTGTACGTTTCGACCACAGTATGAAATTAGCAAACGCTTTCTCAGCCTGTGCTTGAGCCGTCGCCCTTACATCACTTTCCATTAATCCATTCAGCTTCGTCTTCGGTGTATGGCCACATTATGCATGTCCTTTCCAAAATGCTACAGACTTTGACTTTCCTCTAAAGTAATGATCACCAGGCTCGTAGTTAGACTTGGCTTTCTTTACTCTTTCTAGTCTTTCAATTGCTCTACGCTTAACATTTCTTAAACGCTCTTGCTCGACTAATAAGTCTTTCGCTAACGTTGGGTAACCTTGTAAACGCATTAGATTTGCAGCTCTACCGTAACCAGCAATCTCTAAGTTGTTATACAGTTTTGTTATCAAAAGCATTATCTCTCTCCGTCATCAGTTTCTTAGCTTCATTTAAATAACCCATGCGGGCAAGTTCATTAGCAGCTCTAGCACGACCTGCTGTTTCGCCAAAGGCAATTGTACCAACCCAAAATGCAAACAAAGCATTTCTGATAATGGTACAAAGTTTACATGTAAAGTTCCATGTGGTTTGTGTTATCGCAGTCATTATACCCATCCTCTTAAATTCTTATTTGTAGTTGCAGTCATTCTCTTATCTTGGAAGTTACCTCTAGCAATACTTTCAATATCGCTACGGCCAATTCCTAAATCTTTTAGTTCATGATCTGTAAGGTTGCGTAATTCTCTACGAGTTGTTGCAATCATAGCCTTGCGGGCTCTGTTGCGTCTCCATTGTTTAACTAAGTCTACAAGTCCTTCTAAAGCATCTTGCAGTAAGTGTGATACTGTCATAATTGCTTGTGTCATTAGTTCTTCACTCCCATTCTAGGACCGCGTCCTTCGTGGGTCATCATATAGTGATAAGCATATTGCCAATCACTTCCGTACTCAGTTTTGGCGTAAGTGAGCATCTCTTTTTCGAAAGTCCTAGTCGGACTTGGGTTTCCAAGTAAACTCACAAGGCCATTGAATAGCATGGTTGCCATTTTTTTCTCCTTGATTAAGTTTTGTGGATGCTTGAGGAAAGCAATACCCCGGAACTTCCCCGGCGGTGCGTGAACCTTTGGTCCCCGTCAATCACTTGTAAGGCATGGACAATGCCCCAGTCTTTCCTGGTGTCTGTATGTATATTTCGACAACTTCGAAGGTTCCGACTGTCACCTTGCGCTTTGTCACCTGTATTTATATAATAGTACAGTATTACTGCCCTAATCAGAGCGGTTTTTCATGCAAGGCTGTCATGCAATTTTTGCAACAATAAGTTGATAAATTAAAGTTCTTGACAGCCGTAAATCATTGTTGTATAATTTGTTACGTAAAAGGGTAAATACACTTAGTAATATTTAGGAAAACACGATGAAAATTAAAACAAGGTCGATTTTACAAGAACTTAACGAAATTGCAGATCGTAGAGATACAGAATCTCTAATACAGAGTCGTGCAACCAATATTATCAACTCAGCAATTAATTTAATTGAATCTATGCATAAACATTACGATCAAACAACAGCCATTGAGCTGGAGCGTAGATTTATAAATTCTATAAAAGGCTCAGATTCCTCTAAATTTGATAGAGGTATTAAACGAGTCGTTGAATCAAAGAAACGAGAACGCTAACATGACCCTACTTTTAGAAGGCGGTAACATATTTAAGGATGCGGAAGGTAAGCCAGCAACCATTAGGATTGCAAAGAGCGATGTATTACCTACTGTCCAATGGTTGGAAGGAATTACTAACTTAGAACTCACAGACAATATGTTAGGAACAACTGGTAAGAAAGATACCAGTGGTGACTTAGATCTCGCAGTCGATGTTTCGAGTACAACAAAAGCAGATTTAGAAGCTACGCTTCTTGCTTGGGTACAAGATAAAATCGGTGGCGAGGTTAACGGTAAAGAGTGGATACGTAAGTCAGGCATCAACGTACACTTTAAAACTCCGATCAAAGGGGATGATTCAAACGGCTTTGTGCAAACAGACTTTATGTTTGGTGATCCAGATTGGATGAAGTTCAGCCTGCAGGGAAGTGGACCAAACTCACCTTATAAAGGTATGCATCGACACATCTTACTTTCCAGCATAGCAAAAACGAAGGGCATGAAATGGTCAGCAAATGAAGGACTGAAAGATAGAGAAACTAACGAATTGGTATCGCAAGACCCCAACCAAATCGCTAAGACTTTATTAGGCCAAACAGCAACACCATCAACACTTGAATCAGTAGAGTCAATTGTTAACTTTATTAAGAAGTTACCAAACTACGAAGAACTTGTTGCCGACGCTGTTGAGTCTTTTGCAAGAGACGGTTTAGAATTACCGGACAATAAAAAAGTCGAAACTTACCAAGCGGATCACAATGCTTGGATGCGTAAACTTATAGACATTGTAAAATGAAGATAAGTGAGGTCGTAGACATACGCTATTCGATAGCTGACAAACTTTCTAAGATGCATAAAGTAGGACCCGTGTATGGCAAAAAGGACTTGAATGTGCCACACGCAACATACGTAGATAAAACTAAGAAGAAGAAAAAAGCATGAGAGCATTTGAATTTTTAACAGAAGCTGTATTAGTAGAAGCAGTAGGCAGAGAGTTTAACCACTTAGAAGACCTCGTATTTACTAATCCATCAGATGGTGCTAAACGTGCAGTTGATATCTTAAAGAGCATGGAGCAAGATGCTAGTGATGTTGCAGTTAAATGGGATGGTAATCCAACAGTGTACTGGGGACGTGAAGATGACGGACAGTTTAGATTAGTTGGAAAAAATAATTGGGGTAAAGAAGAAGGTAAGTCTAACTCAGCTGATGACTTAGAAAAGTTTATCAACAGCAGAGGCAAGGGCGAAGAATGGAGACCTAAGTTTGCAAAAGATATGGCAAGCCTATGGCCGATATTTGAAGCAGCGACTCCACCGGACTTCAGAGGTTACATGTATGGTGACTTATTATACCATCCAGGTAAACCTTATCAAGGCAGTGACGGAGCAATTAGTTTTACTCCTAATCAAACTACTTACAATGTTAAGGCACAAAGTGATATTGGACGTAAGGTAGGCAAAAGTAAAGTTGGTGTTGCAGCACATTCAGCATATGAATACTTTGGCGATAAGTCAGGCACACCCATTGAAGATGTAAAACAATTTAATGGCACAGCAGATCTTTTAGTATTAGGACAACAGTACGTAAGCAAAGCGCCGCCAGTAAATGCAGATAACTTAGGCAACATAGAAAAGGTAGCAAACAAAGAACAAGCAAACATTGCTAAGTTCTTTGAGAAGCGTCCTGGACTAAGTGATATCAGCGATATCATGTACACATTTGTAAATCAAATGAGTAGAGCTAAAAAGTTAGATGACTTAAAAGTAGAAAGTTTCCTCAATTGGCTTCAAAATTCAAAGGTTTCCGCCAATAAACAAGCAAAGATTATAAGTATTATAGACAGTAGTAAGCAAACTGCAACAAACATATTTTTCCTTGTTACAGAGCTTATGAAAGCCAAGAATGAAGTAATTGCAGAGCTTGATAAAGCAGAAGGTGATGTAGTTGCTACAACAGGTGGCAAGCCAGGAGGCGAAGGCTTTGTTAAGACTAGAGACAAAGTTAAGTTAGTTCCACGTGATAGATGGACGCCTTTTAGAGCAGATTAAGCGTTTTTAGTCAAAAATCCCCCCAAACCCCATAAGTTTTTACCCAAAAGATAAATAAGAGTGTAAGAAAAAAGCCGGTCCCTGAGCGGGATCATTTAATAATCGAGGAGATAATATTATGGCAGATCTATCAAACGGAAGCTCAGTATTCCAAACTTATAACAACGCCGGAACAGGTGTTGCAGAACTAGGTGATAACAAATTACCAGCAAACGGTGATACTAACGGTATTGCAGGTTTAACTAGAGTTATCAAATTAGCTAAATCATCTATCACAGATGCAGAAATCCAAGCAGCTTTAGACTACATCCAAGCTGGTGACGTTTCAGGAACTAACGACGCAAACACAGTTGTTGGTTTAGACAAAAACACTAACGATGCATTTGTAGTTGTACAAGGAACAGGCGTAATGACAGCAGGTTCTAACTACGGTACAGGTTCAACTGGTGTTACTATGTCAATTGAAGCTACAATTCCAGGAATTTCTGGCTAATAGTTTTTAAACTGATTAAAGGGTGTCAGTTCGCTGGCACCCTTTTTTTATGGATACTAAATATGAGTAATGATCAGATACAAAGTAGAAACTACCGTAGACATTACAGAAGCCAATCCTGATAGAAAGGACGCGAGCTCCTTGCGTCACGCTCAACAATCCAACTTTAATGCATTAGTGCAAGGCATAGAACTTAGAGCCTTGTGTACATGGGACGAACAGCCAACTATGGTAGAGTACAAAGACATTGACACAAAATGGTACTGGACATTTTATGTAGAAAGAGAAGATGTATTTTTAAAAGATGACGACCCAGTAGGTTTACTTAAAGATGACTTAGATAGTATTCCGATAATTAGTAATTTAAATAATAATGTTACGTTTGATAAGAGATGCTTTATAACAAGAGGCGAACACACAAACGTATGGCTTAAACCAGCCGATTAAGTGTAGACTAATTCTTCTACCAACTAGCGAGTAAATAATAGTATGAAAGACCACCATTGGAATATAATTATGTTCGGTACGAGCTGCTTCATGTTCGTAGGTTTCCTATTGGCACTGTTTGGTGTCTATGAAAAAATAGATGCATTTGCATACATAGGGATAGTTATAATGTCCTCAGTGTGTTTTACATGGTGGATTTGGGTTATGTTAGTAATAAAAGATATGATCCTACGTACAACTAAAGCACAGGACGGTTTAGGCGTGGTTAAAGAGGAATTAGGACTCATTAAAAAAATGATTAGAGCCCTAACTTCTAGAGGAAAATGATAAATACATTTGTTAGACATTAAAGGCACACAACCAAAGCATAGGACAGATAACAGCTACCACAAGGCACATTCAAAAAGGCAATACCAAGAGTGTTAATTTATTAACGGTATTCGGAGAGAATGTTAAATGGCAACTAGCCTAGAAAAAAAGAATTTAGAAGCCCACGTTGACTTGTGCCAAGAGAGGTACGAGCAGTTGGAAGGTCGTCTCGACAATCTAGAAAAGAAAGTGGAGCATATTCACAGAGATATTACGGACGGACAAAAGAGCTTAACCAAAGTTATAATTGGTACAGCAGGAACAATAATTGCAGCAGTTCTTTCAATAGTAGTTACTATACTACTCAAGATGTAACCCACCAAACTAATTAAGTTGTAAATACACAGGACGAAAGGTCCTTTTTTTTATGACAAATATTTCTAAACGTTTTGAACAGCTCGTAACTAAGACTTACAGAGAGTTTCTCGAACAAGGAACCATACTGCCTACCAAGTCAGATAAGGGTATTCATGTTGGTGACG